TTTTAGAATGTTCTGTGAACTTGCTAACGGTGCAAGATTATAATCTTCACCAGTTACCATTCTATTCTGTGTGTAATAAAGTGCAGGCGCATTCTGTCTAATTGTATCTACACTTTCAGTTGGAGCAGCATTACTTACTGTGTATTGTAATCCTAAATTAACTGTAAGAGTATGTGCTATTCCAGCCTTATTAATGTAATCAATATCAATCGAAATGCCACGCATGTCTGTTGGAGCAATTGAATACGCTAGTCCATTACTGACTCTGTAGTAAACTCTAAAACTTCCCTGCGGAAGATTACCATATGTTCCGTCTGCAAATACAAGATTAACTCTATCGCTTGATTGTGTAGATACAGAATAGATATCTTTCACATTACCAACTATACTGTTATAGGCAATATTGTTTCCTGTAAGACTGCTTACCTGTGACCATTCTTTTTCCTGTCCGCCGGCGGAGTTTATTCCAAATAACCAAACATCATCGTTGTTGATGTTATTGCTTTCGACTGCTACAGTTTCATTTGTGGTTGGAGTGTTTATTGTGAAGTCAGCAAATTCTAAACTACCTTGTTTAAATTGTAGAAAGAATCCTGTGTTAGCACTTGCTGATCCTTTACCGTCCTGTCTGTAAATAAATCCTAATTGATTTCCAGGAGTTGGAGATTCTTCGTATACTGTTTCCGAATCTTTAAATGTTGTGCTTAATATTTCAAATGGCATGTTTCTGCCAGCCACTGTTTTAGTAAACGTGAACAATGGAACATCAGTTGAGTTAGTTCTAAATCTATACTGTTCTGATGGGATTCCTTGTATTGAAGCAGATCCTTCGCTTCGGCCAAATTCTGTGTTGTCGGCCATTGCTGAATTTAATACTAATATAAACTGTTCTGCCCAGTTTGAATTTGTAGGGTCGTTCCACTTTACTGTTTGCTGTGCAAGATTTCTTCCATTGCTGTCCACAATGCTTTCTGTTGTGGATACACTGTTAAATTTTAGTAGTCCGCTACTTCCAATATTACGCTTGGCATTATACGAAAGCATTCTTGCTATTCTAAGAACACTTTCCTTACGCTCTGCTAGTTCAAGAAAATTTTCTCTACTTGCTAAATCTAGTCTAAAGCTCAAACTCTGTCCTAGGAATGCAACAGCATCAACCAATGCCATGTATTCAGAACTTTCAATATAATCATTAAAGTCTTCAGGATAGTTTTCGCGGAGATAGTTAATAATTACCCTGCGAATATTCTCAAAGTCATAGGACTTAAAATCAGCGTTTTTAAAGGTCTGATAGATTCGTGTCCAGTCCTGATTCAGTATTAAATTATTCTGTCTTGATGTTGTGCTCATTAGTTAGTATCCTATTGCAATATTTAGCCTGCCAAATTAAGTGCTTAGTTTATTACGGAGTTATTTCTATCAAAATCGAAACGCATTCTTTCATTGACATTAAACGGCACATAAACTACATCTGCTTCAATTCTCATGCCTTGTTCCGTGCTGTCGACAGAAACATTTTGCACAACTAGTCTAGGATCATAGTTGATTATATTTTCAACATCTTTCGCTATCATGGTTTTAACTTCTTCCGTAAATTGTTCAAATATCATGTCCCATATTATGGTTCCAAATGTAGGATTTTCTAACTTTTCACCCTTTCTTATGTAGAAATGATTGATTACGTCCTGTTTTACCAGATCAATATCATATAACTTGAATCCATTTGCTTTATTTCTGCTGTTGAATCCTTTGTATGTGAACGTGTTCGCTCCTTCCGTTCCAACACTTGCTTTGTTAACTGCTACTGCTCTTTGATTGTATATCTTTTTCATGTTATTACTCCTTTAGTTCCCTATCAGTGAATCTTTCTGCTTGTAGGGCAGGGGAATTGTTTTCATGCAGTGCCCAAGGTTCGTGCATGGGTATTCTTTTCATTATTGATTTAATCGTTCCGTCAAGATATTTTAACTTGGGCCAGCCAACTTCAACATTATTAAACAGTGCTGTGTGTAGGTGTAGATCCGTTATACTTTTTGCAGTGTCTGCTGCTCTTGCCTCAGGACCATTCATATGAATATTTGTTGCAGTCTCGATATGATCTCCGCCGCTTTTAATTTCTGTATTGGTTGTAGCAGTTAACGATGTTCTTGCACCCGTCTTAACATCAAGGTTAATTGCTTGTTCAATTCTTGTATTGCCTATTACATCAATATCTAAATCCCCCGGAACAATAACACCTTCGGCATTTTCATAACTGCGTGTTTCAATTTTACCGTTGGCACCAATTAGTATATTTGTATTGAATGCACTTTCTATCTGTATTCTTCCTGATTCGAATTCATTAGAATCCTGTATTTTGGGTATTGGATTTCCATCATCATCTCTTCGATGTAGTTCTGTTGGGGAAACATATTCGGCGGTGGCTTTCATGTTTATATTCCTGCCTGCTTCCATGTTAACATCTCTATCTGCTTTGATGTTAATATCATTTTCAGAATGCACGCTGATGCTATCCGCAGCATAAACATCAATCTTACCATTGGATGTCATTTCAATCCATGATGTTCCTCTTGCATTACCGATATAGATTAAATCCTCGGAATTGTGCATCAGGAGTTGGTGTCCTGTTCTAGTTCTTAATCTGGTATACTCGTTATAAGGAACTGTAGGATCACCTTTTTCGTTAGTCTCCTTTGCTTCCTTGTCAGCAAATCTTCCTTCAAGTATGTCAATATATCTTACAGGACCTTCTCCTGCTTTTGTTTGTCTTGCGTATCTGTCATCCCCGTCATCCATGACAAACTGTGTGCCGCCTAATCTCGAAACTGGAACTGCTTCTAATGACTGATTGTCTGTAGGGCCAGTTGTCATTCTCTTGCTTCCGTCTCTCCAATCAAGTGGACCTGGAGTAGAAATTCCAAACACGGAGTTTGGAACTTGTCTTCTTGCGGAACTGGTTGTGACTCCCCTTACATCATCTTCTAGAGTTCCTTGTTCAAGAAATCTATCTGCTATTGGATGAATAGGTTTTTTAATCTTGTCTGGATCTTTTTCTGCTGCTTCTTTATTAAATCTTTTGTTTATTTCACCTGTAGGCAGTGGCTGTGTAGTATCAAACTTTTCTTTTTCGCCCTTGGCGTATTCTACCTGTGTAGTTCCTGCAATCGCCGGCACCATGTTGTTTGAAAAATTAGGCGGTAAGCAAGCGAACCAATATCCTTCGCCAGGATCGCCATCAACAAACACACACATCACAGTTACTCCAACATCCGGCGGAACGAACCACATGCCGTATGATTTTTGTGTGTCATTAAAGTCATCGTTGTTATTTCCTTGTGCAGCAAATGGAGTGTATCCAAAGAAAGGTGAAGCATAATTTACCGTGTAGGTTTGACTGTCGGCACCGACATCATTTCCTTGATCCTTGAGTAAACTAACACGCAGTCTACCGTTAAGTGATGGATCCATGAGGCTGATAATCTTGGCCAGATATACTCCGCTGCCAAGATTTACTCCTGCGGTTTCTTTATTTGAGCTTCTTCTTTGTATTGCCATTATTAAAAGGATCCTTCAGTTTCTGTTAACTTATCAGTTTTTACTTCTTCACTGGTATTGGTTTTTGGTTTGACTTCTCCGCCGGTCTCAACTGTTTTATTATTCTGTTTGTTAGTCTGTAGATTAACACCATCGTAATCCGTGGGTTGCCCTTGCATTCTTACGCACTGTAGTTCCTGTTGAAACTTTCCATCATCAAACTTGCTTATACACTTAATTACCCTATAAATGCCACTAAACGGGCTGACCTTATCCTTGTTAGAAAATTCAAACAATCCAGTCTTTTCATTTATATCAGCAGGAGTTCTAAATCCTAAATATATGTAAACATCATTTGCTTCATAATTCATCGTGCCGTCTTCTGTTAGCAAAGGTGATTGATCCGAGGATTTAGAAAAGTAGTTACTAAAACCGCTATCGATAAGATAATATGTATCTCCCATAATGGTAAACTCTATCTTGACTAGGTCAGCACTGGTAACATTAATAAATGCATCATGAAAACTTTCTGCAATTTTTTGTTCCACATCCGTATCGCCGCTTCCGCCTCTCAGTGAATTAAAAAGATTAGGGTTTTTCTTGATCTTGGATTTACCAAGATTAGCGGTTTGTGCTTTTGTTTCATTACCTGTGCTAGTCTGTGTTTTTTTTATTGTGCTTTCAGCGGTGCTTTTGTTATCCTGGTTTTGTTCATTTTTTGTTTTTGATTCTGACTGAGGATTTGCTCCGCTGTAGAAAAGATAATTTATATCAATTTTAAAGTCTAGTATTTCTGTGTTTTGTCCTGAATAAATGTATTCATATTTTTTAACAATTTGTTTTTCTATTTCCGAGTAACCCACAGGAACAGAATTAGGATTGCCAAATATGCTGCTATGGACCTTGAACGGCACTACTCTGTAAATATATTTTTTTGCAAAGTCACCAATGCTATCATCATAATCAAGAAATTCAATTTGTGTATCAATCTTGAACCAATCTATCATTCCGTCTGCTTTGGTTGCTTTTTGCGTTGCTTGTTTGGCCCACGTTGAACTTAGTATTACCTGTGTTATGATGTCCGTTAGTTTTTGTTTCTGTGTAAAATGAAATGATCTTGCCTTTTCATCAATCTGCATGATTCCTCTCTTTACACGCTTGGTTTTTTCATCAATTGCATCCTTATCAGTTTTAAAAGGAAAATTACCTCCTTTCTCTACATCAAATCCAAAGTCTGATTGAGATATAGGATTGCTTCCTATATCTTTGCTTGTGGTTGCATCAACATCCGTTCCTCCGACTGCTTTCTGAGGTGTTTCGCCAGGATCTTGTGTTGCACTTCCGCCACTGTCGTTACTGGTTGCTGTGTTATTTGAAAAACGCTGATCCGGAGTTTCTGGAAAATGTATTTCGTATCTGTCCTTAACTTTATATCTACCCTGTTGAACATTTAATTCTTCTGATTTGTTTAATAAGGCAACAAGACTGTTCTTTCCAGTGCCGAGAACGTCTCTAACTGTTCCTCGTTGATCAGCAGTTTGCGATGCATCCGCTGCTGAGTCAGTAGTAACACTTATGTTAATATCACTAAATGCTGTATCAACTGTGTCGGAGTATCCCTGATAGTTATAAGGATATGCTTCACATGCATACTTGCTTCCAGTTTCGTCAACTTCGAATGTAACTTTTTTTAATTTTATTATAAAAAACTTCGGCTTGATTGATTTTTGTATGGTTCCGTCTTCTGAAAATCCTATTATATCGAGCTTCAGCATGAATGGCGAATCCAAGTAATTAACATAGCCTGCCTTGATTGCTGCATTCTGTAGTGATTGCAATAACAGTCCCATGGAAAATGGTTCCATTATATTAAATGTAAAACCTATAGCATTCTGGTTTCCAGTTTTGGGGTTTGCTGCAATTACTGAAGTCATTTCAAAGTTATTAATAAAGTATTCAGGTGTTCCGAATGCCGTATTCACTCTTGATGATTTGCCACTAACACTTATATAGTCTCTACCTGCACTTGAGAACACAATACTGCTAGATAAGTTTGCTTTTGATTCTGATCCAAACCCTCCTTCAACATCGTAATTTTGTTGGCCAAAACTCAGTCCAACGGCATCTCTATATAGATTGGGATTATTAAACTGCTTGGGTGTTAACACAGCCATGGTCCATAAATGACTGATTGATGCAAAATTTTCCAACGGGTTTGGAACAATATTTTTTAAATTAGTTCCGGAAGATCCTGCATTGGATTCCTGGCTGGTAGGTTCTATAGTTCCTTTGCCTTCGGCATCAATTTCATTTACTGCTGCTTCTGTCTTAGCGAACGCCTTAACAAATACTTGTGGAATTGCTGTGTCTGTCTTTACAGGTATCTTTTTTGTTCCGTCTGGTTTGTTGTTTTTATAATCGTCCAGTTGCTGTTGCGTGCCATATACCTTGGCTTCTTTGCCATTTATTCTAGTAGTAATGTAAGGTTGCTGCCTGACTTCATCAGTAATATTAAAATCGGCAGCGGTTCCTGTTGATTGTATCCTATACTCTCTTAAGTCTGCCATGCTAGACTCCTAAAAATTTCTTAAGATTGGATTCCTTGGGTATATAAATTTTTGTTCCAGGAACAAAATCATATATCGGATCCTTGATTACTTCCATGTTCCTCTGCACAAATACCCACCAAAGTTTAGGATCTCCATATAAATCATATG